GGGAGCAAGGTGCTCGTAATTTTTCCTGACTGTCTCAACCGTATCCCCCATGAATTTAGCTACTTTCTCGATTGGAACGCCACGAGTAATAGCGCGCGTAGCCCATGTATGTCGAAACACATGCGGATGCAAATCATCTATGTTGAGGCTCTGACCCAAAGACCGCACCGCCTCGTAAAGTGACGACGGCTTATCCAGCACATAATCGTTTATCGCCTCGCTCTTGGCGCGCTCCAGGACTGGTTTCAACATGGGGCTGATGGACAGGGCTGGCCGTCGTTTGATCGATTGCAAGCGCCCCTGCGGATTAAACTGTATCTGGTTGCGCTCGATGCTGACTTGATCCCAGCGCAGCTGCTCGATGGCCGTCTTGCGCTGTGCTGTTTCCATTGCCAGCATAACGAACCGCCCAACCCTCGACATACGATTGGAAGGGCGTCGTCCAGGTCCGTTGATGACGTGGTTTGAGCAAGTATCCCGCAGTAACTGCACCTCGTCTTCAGTCAGCACTCGATCTCTAGGTGGCGACGGAGGCGGTAGATCGATATATGGGATGATCTCGCTAGAAATCCGCTGCTCTTTAGGCTCCACGCGCTCATTCATAAAGCGCAAGCAAGCGCGCAGCCGTTGCAGCTCACCGCGTATAGTGCCAGATGCTGCCTTGTTGGAGCCGATAATACCATTAGCGCGCAGCTCAATAAACTTCTTAGCGTGTTCGCGTTCAATGGTGCTGACAGGCATGTTGCCAAAATACGCATTCAAGTTGTTTACGATAGCTGGGTATCGGACCTCACTAAGCATACGCCCCTCGATCCACTGAGACATCCAAAGGTCTAAGCAAAACTCAACCGTTGGGTCTTTAACGACCTCAGTGTGCAGCTTGTAGTCCTTCAACCAACCCGAAAACCGCAGCGTTGCGACTTCCTGATCTGTCGTCCTAAGCGATACTCTTTTGCTGCGTCCGTCTTCTCGGAACGCGACATACCACTTTTCGTTTTTGTGTTGCTTGAGTTCTGGTGGCTTTGACATCGTGATACCTCTATAAATTTCTCAACCGCTGCCTGGGGAATGCGAACAGCGGTGTTTGTCAGTCGAATGGTGGGGAGAAATCCGTTTGTTCTGTATCTGGTGATCGTCTTGATCGACACTGACAGCAAACGTGCAGCCTCCTTTTGCGTAAGAAGCTGCATCGGTTTACCCTTTTAATATATTCATGACCTCGAGAGCCTTGGCTGCGGGAACCTTCATGTTCACGCGCAACCAGAAATTTTCGGCATCGCTCTCGATAGATTTGATTTCAAGCGTTGGCTGCTCGGCAGCGTTTGCTTGCGCGTCATAGTTAGGAAACAGCACGTCAACCTCAACATCTAGTGCGTCGGCCAATTTGGTAAGGTTCTTTGGCGAAGGCACTGAACGGCCTCGGACGTACTGGCTGATCGAATCTCGACCCATCCCAGACGCGCGCGATAGATCGCTTTGTGACATGCGCTTTTGCATCATAAAATTGTACAGTCTTTTGCCAAATTCCTGTCTAGTGAGAATTTTTTGGCTGTAATCTATACTGTTGTCTGGGCTATTACCGCCCCTGGTCATTATCGATTTTGTCATCTTACTCCCCAAGCAATCGACATCTTTTGACAGACAATGTGCATATATCTGCCAAATTGGCAATGTAATTTTTTTTAATAATTTACATTGACCCGCCACATGGGCTGTGCTTTTAATCACCAAATACGAATTTCTAACTACAAATGGCGCGTCATGAAGACAAACATATCTATTAATACCAGACTTCTTGTCCGTGACTTCGGTGGGCTTACCGCAGCAACACACGGGCTAAACGAAGTAGGGCATCAAATCACTAAAAATGCAGTCGACAAGTGGCGCAGGCGTGAAAGCCTGCCGTCGGAGTCGATGCTGGCGTTTGCCGTGCTGGCAAAACAAAAGAACCAGCGTTTCGACTTGCTGGATTACTTAATAAGAAAGGGAGAGTAACGTGACTTTTTTTCAACGCAGCATCAACACCGTGCTTAGCACAGCGAGGATACCTTCTAAAACTCGCGGCGGAAGCTGGTGGCCCACTTCAAGCTGGGCTTTTTCGACACGCGGCCCCACACAGCGGGGTTCGAGCAAATGGACGACAACGTAATAAAATTAGTCAAAAACCAATTTGACGTAAGCTATGATATAGCTGAGTTTGAGCAAGAGCTGAAAGAACTAGAGATTCTTAGTCCAGCAAAAGTGCACATACAAACCTTAGTAGCTGACATCGCAACAAGCGAAAATGTTGACCTCGAGGTACGGCTGGACGCTGCGCGCGTTTTGCTAGAAAGCTCAGACCTATTTCCAATATTTTTTGAATTGGAAGGCGGTCACGAAATGCTCCAACAGATCATAAAGGATAAATTGCGTGATAGTGTATGGCATTGATCCTGGCTTGTCTGGCGCAATAGCGCGCTTTGATCTGACGGAGGGCTTTCTTGAAATTCACGACATGCCAATCATGGAAGTGAATAAAAAGAAATCTGTATCTCCGCAGCTCGTTAGCGATATATTGCGTCAGCAACACGCTCCAGTTTACATTGAAAAGGTGGGCGCTATGCCTGGGCAGGGTGTCTCTTCGATGTTCAGCTTTGGCCGCAGCTACGGTGTATTGCTGGGGTGTGCTGCTGGATTGCAAATGCCGACCACTGTTATAACGCCTGTCGAATGGCAGCGCGCGCTTAAATGCCAAAAAGGCAAAGACGGCAACAGGCAACGAGCCTGTGAACTATTCCCCGCATACAGCCAGCTGTTCGCCCGAAAGAAGGACGACGGCAGAGCGGATGCAGCTTTACTCGCCTATTATGGCGCTTTATTTGTCGAGAGTGTTGATTATGACGGATGACATAAACGGATTTATAACGCATGGGATCAAGCGGATCAGCGTGTCAAACGTGAACAAATTCAGAGAAGCCCCTGATGCGTGGGCTTGTCAATACTTGGGCGGTCATCGCTTTCCGACTGGCTGGGCTGCGGTCCAAGGCCAAGCCGTTGAGAGCGGTGTTGAGCTTGGACTGTTCGGCGGTGGCGGCATCGATGATTGCGTCAAGGAAAGCATCGATCAACTTAAAAGCGCTTCGATGGTGCTGAACAACAGACCAGAGGAACTGGAAAAGCGCATTCCGATTGTCACGCGGATGACTGAAACCGCACTCGAAAACCTTATGCCGCTCGGCGCACCAGAGAAGCCGTCAGAAGGCAAACGGCAGCACAGCGTTGGTATCGATGTGAGATTTCGAGAGGGTCCAGGCGGCACTGTACCTTTGTTGGGTTTTCTCGACTTTTACTATCCACAGCACAACCTCGTTGTTGACCTCAAAACGACGTCGAAATCGCCGTCAAAGTGGTCACTGGGGCACGGAATACAAGCTGCCGTCTATCAAAAAGCCATCGAAAGCATGACCGGCAAGAAGCCTGCCGTCAAATTCGCATACGCGCTGACGCGAAAGAAAGACCCCTACGTCGAGTTGGAGCTGACCGACGAAGATGCGGCCGACTTTCTCAAGCAATTTAAACAAACGGTAATCCAAATGGAGGCTCTACTTAGCATGACGGACGACAGCCAGAAGATCATTAGTGTGCTGCCGCATAATCCCGACACCTTCTATTGGAACAATGCCGAAGAAATCCGCAAGACATTCTACGGCTCCTGATGCGTATTGGTTCACCGTCCAAAGCGACACAGAGCCTACGGTCTTAGAAGTGCTGTGGCTGCGGGTCATAGAACAAGCGTGGCGCGACTGTCACGACATAGACAACAACGATGTCTACAAGGCGCGCGATGCTCAAGAAGCGCTTTGGTGGGTCATCGAAAACGACAATGACTTTGACGCTGTGTGCAACCTCGCTGGCGTCAATCCAGACCAATTTCGTGCAGTCACGCTTAAATCTGTGACTGAACGATATGACCGGGCTTTCCTGGCCCAAGTGTTCGCCCAACACTTTAATTTTGGGCGCTAAACAACGGACTGCAAAGGATACTCAATGCCGTTAAATTTTGTAAACGAAGGTGGTGGAGGCGCATTTGTGCGTTTCTCAGTAGAAGATAACGAGTGGCTGCGCTCAAGCGAAGGTGGCGATCTTAAAGAATTTGATCCGTCAAGCGGCGTTGTCGTTGACATTGCAAACGTTCAACTGGGCTGGCTCAAGCTATCCGGCGGACGTGATTGGGTTGAATGGCCCAGCAATGATCCGACAAAAGCACCTCGCCCCAGCGATCAGCACAAGCAAGGCTTTCTCGTAAAGATGTTCAGCAGCAAGCTGTTTGGTGACGAGCCTGTGCGTGAGCTTTGCACCAGTCAAACCGGCATGAATATCTTTATCAAGAAATTGTACGAAGAATGCGAAGCCTCGCCTGACTTTAAGGCTGGCAAAGTACCAGCCATTGCAATCACCAAAGCCAAAGAAAAAATGAAGATCGGCGCTGGTTCCACGCGCGTCCCGCCATACGAAATCAAAGCATGGATGGACCGACCTTCTGAGTTAGCTGGCGGTTCGCCTGTGGCCGCAGCTCCAGCTCCTGATGTTTCGACCTCTTCCGCATCAGGAGCCGACGACGACGTTTCCTTCGAAATCTAGTCGTCATCACTGGGGGGCGGTTCGCTGTCCCCCTTTTTTACTAACTTGGGGTCAATCATGGCAGATAAATTAAGATGGGCGAAGTTCTGGGCCGACAAAGGCTTCAGTGTTGTACCAGTCCACTATGTAAAAGAAGGCGGATCATGCAGCTGTTCGGCTGGCGCGGGTTGCGACAGTCCAGGTAAACACCCAGCACCCTCACGCTGGAAGCGGTATCAAGAAAAACGTGCCGACGACGACCAGCTAGAAATGTGGTTCGAGGGTCGATTCAAAGATTACAATATCGGTGTGGTCACTGGCTCCATCAGCGGCAACGTGTATGCCGTGGATGTTGACGTCAGCGAAGGAAAAGTAGGGCAAGAAACGCTCGACGATCTGTCGATGGCAAATGACGACATCCCAGAAACCTTTGAGCAGCGCACCGGATCAGGTGGAAAGCATATCTTTCTGCGCGCACCCGAAGGAACGGCAATCATTACAGGAAAAAACGTCCTGGGCGATGGTATAGACACGCGCGGCGAAGGCGGGTTCGTCGTCGTCGCACCATCTAATCACAAATCAGGTGGTAAATACCGCATCGAAGACTGGGCGCTGAACAACGAAATCGCAGACAGTCCCGAATGGGTGACGCAAATCAGCAAGACAGACGCAGCGCGATACGACGACACAACCATTCAAGACAAGAAAACGGATATGTTTGGCGACCTCACGGATGGCCGCGAAGGTTACATGGTCGAGCTGATCTTGGGAACCATCCGAACATGGTGGGTAACAAAAGGTGTGCTGCCGACAGTCGAAGAGCTGGTCGACGACGCTTGGCCCACGTTTGAGCTAAAAGCGAAAGCCCGTGGCTCGTCACTAGCAGACGATGGCCGTGGCAAAGACCTGTTCCAACGAAAGGCGTGGTATCAGCTCAAACGCGCAAACAACAACGAACTCCGCATCCTGCAAAACGTCGAGCCAGGATCGGAAGCAAATACTGGGGTGCAGTCGTTCACTGCTGCCTCCGGTATGTCCGAAAGCCCTTCGTCAGTGACCCCAAGTACGGACGAGGGCTTTCGGATTTCAGATTGGGGCATGAACCGATACGTCGGGGAACCGCCAGAAATGGAATGGCTGATCGATGGCGTCCTCCCAAGGCGCGTACCCGGCCTTATTTCTGCGATTGGCGGTTTGGGTAAGTCGTTCATGCTCTTAGACCTTGCCATGAAAGTCGCGGGTGGCGATCAAGGAATGCACCGCGAAGACGCCCTTGGAGGGGACGTCGTTCATAATGGCAAGGTCGTTTTTTTCGGGGCAGAAGACAGCGCCAATAGTATGCACAGACGCATATCGAGTATCGGAGGCCCGAACCTCAGAGATCGAGCAGCCGGAAACCTGTTTGTCGTACCAATGCCAGACGCAGGGGGGCCAACGCCGCTCATTGTCAACGCAATGGGCCAATACAGCGTGACACCCGCATTCGTAGAAATACGCAGGCAGTTGCTCGATCTTGGAGACATCGCGCTAATCATCATCGATCCGCTCCAAGCCTTTGCAGCTGCCGACATCAACACCGATCCAGCAGCAGCGCAATACTGGTGGTCGCTCATGTCCCACCTATGCGTCGAAACAGGCGCAAACATCCTAATCGCGCACCACATGCGAAAGGATGGCGCGTTCAACATAACAAAGGCCAGCCAAGCCAGAGAAGCAATCAGAGGCACAACGGCGCTCGTTGATGGCGCAAGGTGGGCATACAGCCTCTGGGCAATGAATGAAGCTGACGAACTGGTCCTGGCGCAAAAGTTAGACATTGAAGCGGGTGTCGGCCAATGCGCCCAGGGTGCAGTCGTCAAGACAAACGACCAATGCGACATGCACATCCGCAGCTTCATTAGAGGCGAGACTGGACTGCTGGTTGATCGAACAATGGAAATCAGTGGAATCCTAGACGCGTCAACCAAGCTCGACAGAGGCCAGACGCAAGCCGTTTTCGACGAAATTTATCGTCGCTGGAACACGTCAGAGCCGTTTTCAATGGCCGTCAACACGCAGCGCAGCCTCCAGAGCTTCCTGCACTCCGACTATGGAATGCCAAAACGCGCAGCCAAGTCATACATCAAGGCGTGGAGCGACCAAGGCTTCATAGAAAGCGCAGTCCACGACAGCAAAACAAAGACAAAGGGCATTAAAGTAATAAAGACGCCCGACCAGCAACAATGGAGGGCATACTCATGACCGACTTCGAAAAACTCATGGTCGAAGCAATCAAGCGCCAAGCCGAAATCATGGTGCTGGACCTCAAAAAAAAGCCACAACGCCTCACGCAAGTTCAACGCGCGGAAAACATCGCCGCAATCGCAGAGAAGCTGATCCGTGACTAAGTGGATCGATTGCCCGACATGCGACGGCGAAGGCGAATACCTCGTTGAAGTGCCAATGCGCCAGAGCTTCACCCGTGACGTCGGTGAATACGAAACCGAATGGGAAACCTGTGAAGACTGCAACGGAGAAAAGCAGATCGAAGAAGAGGCAGACGAATGAACGAGATTTGTAGAACGTGCGGCATAAAGAACGAAAACCCAGAATACAAAAACTGCGAAACTTGCCGGAAATACTGGAGAGAGCAGCAGCGGAAAGTCGATGGAAACGCCGCGAAGGTGGACCGGATGCAGTCGAAAATCGCAACGCAAAGAAACGAAATTGCAATGCTAACGCGCAAGCTCGAAGCCGCAACAAAAGAGAAATTGCAGCTCCTAAACGACATCAAATGGATGCGGGGAGAAACACCCGAAAATCGTCACTTCCGCCAAAAATCTCGCACTTCCGCTGGCGGAAGTAACGCAGGGGAACCCTCGAAATTGGCGGAAGTGAAGGGGGGGAACCCCGAAAAATGGCGGAAGTAAGAAATGAGACAGCTTCAAAATATGGGAAAAGTGGCGGAAGTGGGCGGAAGTGGGGCGGAAGTAAACCCCCGTACCCCCTATACATTACTTCCGCTACGGCGGAATTGTAATGAAAGGAAGGAGGTACGACGTGACGACGAAAACAAGATATAGCGAACCAAAGAAGAGCCGAAAAAAAGTTGTAGCGGATGACAGCTGGAAAGCACCAAAGATGTTTTCGGATAAACGATCTGACATTTGTTACGCAGCTGTTCGATCCGTTGACAAGGTTGCCCGTGACTTGGAAATGAAATGGGGGATCGGAAAGCTGGAAGAACTAGCACCGCCTAAACTTGCCGTCGCATTCGAGCAAGCCAGACAAAACTTCTCTGATGCTGCGCTAGGCGATGATCACAATTACCTCGTCCAAAAAGCCGACAACCTGATCCAAGGATGGAAAGCCGTCGAAGCATACGCGATCAAAAATGGAAACAACCCCGGTGATGCCGACGTCTGGTACGCAATCGCGCCGCCGGATGCCGGTGGTCACAAATTCGCAATCGTAAAACATGAAGCCGACACCGCAGCCGTAGATCGAACAGAATACCCAAAAGTCTACAGCCTCGACGAAATAGCGCGGATCATTAAGGCATTCGAAACTGACATGATTGCCAAAACCAAAGAAATATTCCCCGACGCCAAAATTACAAAGATCACACCAACCACAAAAAAGGTTATACTCGATGACGAAATTCCCTTCTGACGAAATGGACGCAACACCATCACCCCGACAACAGATGCTCCGTGAAGCCGAACAGCTGGTGGCAAACGGACGAAACAAGGAATATGGAGACCCCACCACCAACATGCAAAGAACCGCAGAAATGATGGCGGCATATCTGGGACATCGAACAGGCAGAGAGCTAGAGGCGCACGACGTTGCTGCATTCGGCATCATCCTCAAACTCGGCAGACTGGCACACGATCCAACAAAACTCGACAGCTGGACCGATGTGGCCGGATATGC